ATGCCAATCAAAGTCAAGTACTTACCCAAGCAGCACATTGAATGGAACGCTCAAAAGCTGCTCGCTGAGTACGGCGGCCGCTATGGTGATGTTGTCGTTCCTCCGATCCCTGTCGAGGAGATCCTGGAAAAACACCTCAAGTTGACGCTGGAGATCGACAACCTGGAAGCCCGCCTGGGGCATCCCGATATCCTGGGTGCGCTGTGGGCGCCCGAGAAACTGGTGGCCATCGACGAAAGCATCGAGCCGACCGAACATCCCAACAAGGAAGGACGATTCCGTTACACCGTCGGGCACGAGATTGGCCACTGGGTTCAACACCGCCACTACTTCCTGGATAACCCGGATCAGGGATCGTTGTTCCCGGATACTACGTCGAAGGCAACAGTGATCTGCCGGACTAGTCAGTCCAAAGACCCGATGGAACGGCAGGCGGACTACTTCTCGGCATACCTTTTGATGCCCAAGAACATGGTGTACGCGGCATGGGAAAAGCATCGCGGCAGCCTGACTCCGTACATCTTCAACAGGAACGCGCGCGAGAATCTGCGTGCGATGGGTTTCGTGGAGCCCGATGAACTTCTCGCCTCGATGGCCATCGAATTCGTCGCCGGCGAGATTGCGCCGATCTTCCGGGTGTCTGCGAAGGCGATGCAGATTCGCCTCGAGGAACTGAAGCTGGTGCAGCGGGATGATGCATCGCTGTTCTCCATGGAGGGCGTGGCGTAGTTGTTCGGCAAAGGCGTTTAGTATGGACATGACTCTGGACAGTCGCGCTACCAAACATTCGTACCCTTCCCGGTACGAAACTGGCGACTTCTACCTCGCGTGCTTCCTGCGCTGCATTGGATATGACCTGCAGGGTCTGCGTCGTGAAGGACGGCGGGCTTTCTTTGTGTTTGAGGATCGGCCGAGCCGACAGACCGATCTGATGGAATTCTTCGGCAACAAGGCCGAAGTGAAACCCTTGCAGTTCGTTTCGGCCATTAAGGATTTAAAGGCACTGATTCACAATTCATAGGAGATGCTGATGCAAAAGCCGCCGACCTCTGAGACCAACGTGCTGGCGAAGGCCATCGCGAAGATTGAAACCGAAGTTCGCGAGGGCGTATCTCACGGGCATTTTGATCTGGCGATCAGTTGCAAGATCGGCAACAGCGGGAAACGCGAGCTCCTCGTAAGAGCGGGCAAAAACCACAAGTACCTCATCCCCGAGGATGAACTGAAACGGTCCGCGTAAAGTAGCGTGAGGACCCCCGCCAACGGGGGCCTCGATCTGTCAACACCATAGATCGCTCACCATCGGCGCGACGCCGAGGTGGAGGGTCGAAGCCGGATGGCGTGAATGCGCCCTCCGACAGGATCTCCACTTTTCGGATGAGCGAGCCCAAAGAACAGTTCCTCGAACAAACCCGGCGCTTCTGGCAAGAGCAGACGGATCGACCGCTGTCGGTCGAAGACGCCCGTCAGATCGCGGCCAATGTGACAGGCCTCTTCCACGTCCTGGCAGAGTGGGCCGCCGCCGAGGTTCGTCCTCACCCGAACGAGACCAAGGAGCGGGTGAGTCGATGACTTCCAATCTCGATCTTCGAGAAGTCCCTGGCGACAGCATCCGGGTAGTTGGCCGCCACCGGCGTGACATGGGCGAGCTCGAGGTACTCGCCGCCAGCATCGCCACCGTCGGGCTGCTGCACCCGCCAGTGATCACGGAAGATGGTCGCCTCATCTGCGGTGAACGGCGACTGCGGGCGATGCGCGACATCCTGCGCTGGACCATGATCCCGGTCACCGTTCTCCAGGTTTCCACCATCCTCGATGGCGAGTACGCGGAGAACGAGATCAGGAAGGACTTCACCCCGTCCGAACGCGTCGAGATCGGCAAGGCCCTCGAGGCGCAGCTCGGCGAGCGGCGCGGAAGGGATAATCGGCAAAATGTTGCCGAATTAAAGGGCCGACGATCAGACGATCTCGCCGCACAGAAGGCCGGCTTCGGCAACCGGACCACCTACGAGCAGGCCAAGAAGGTCGTCGAGCGGGCTGTGGCTGAGGTGGTCGCCCAGATGGACACCGGCGACCTGTCAGTCAACGCCGCCGCGGTGATCGCCGAGCAGCCATCAGAGCGGCAACGCGAAATCGCGCAGATGCCGGAGGGCGAGAAGAAGGCCGCCGTCCGCAAGTTGCGCCGCCAGGATCTTCCCACCCCAACCACCGCCCGAAAACAGGCATTGGAAAGCGGCATGGCCATTTTGGACCGCAACCTGAATTACCAACTGCCCACGCCTGAGTCGCAGCGGCCCGTCGTGGAGCGCAACTACGCAGCCATGGCCATTGCGGATGCGGCGCGAGCCATATCCGGCTGCCAGCACTCCGCGTTGGAAATCGCTGCCGGCATTCGGAGTTTGGACACCCCCGACATGGATTTTGCAGGGCACTGTCGAAAGGCGGCGGCCTTCCTCGAAGCAATCAACCAGGAGATCGAACGCAATGAGAACAAGTAGACGTTCCGAACTGACCGAGGCGATTCGGGAGACCGTGGCGGCGTTTTGCGCCGCGGGGCGGCGTTTCTGGAACCGCGACATCGTCGATACCGTGATCGAACAGAACGGCGACTTGTTCGCCGACCTCGGCCGGCAGCTGGCGCGGGAGAAGCTCTTCGACCTTACCCGTCGCGTGATGAAAACTGCGGCCGAAGTCACCGAGGCTGAGGCGCGCCTGCAACTCGGCCTGGACCTCCCGGAATTCGAGATGCCCAACTTGATCGCCGTGCCCGTCGACATCTTGAATCCTCTGAATGGCGACTGCGAGTGGGTGCCCGTGATGCACGCGACGGTCGCGGACCTGGATTCCAACCTGCGCATGCTGGATGTCCAGATCGCCGCAGATCAGCGTAGGCGCCGCCACATTGCCATGCTGCGGCAGCGCGTGGTGGCGGTCGTCGGAGAGAAGACGGAGCTAACGGTTGCGGAAGCGGCGGCCCTGGCGCGGGAGATGCAATCGGCATGAACCCGCCTCCGACAGTCTCGGTGCTGCGGACTCTCCCCTGGCGGCATCAGGCGGAGGCCGTCGCTTTCGTCCGGCAACTGTACCGGCGCGGCAAACGCGGCGCCATGATCGCGGCCATCATGGGCACCGGCAAATCGGCCATGACGGTGTACCTCTGCACTGAGGAAGGCTTTCAACTGATCCTAATCGTCTGCCCCCTCCGCGTGGTGCAGGTGTGGCGTCCGCAGTTCGAGATGCACTCGAACGCCCCGTTCATGGTCGTGCCGCTCGATGATTCCAACTCGAATGTCCGCGCGAAGCGGGATGAGGCGGAACGCCAGATCAAACTGGCCAAGGCGCGGGGCGTGCCGGTGGTGGTCGTTATCAACTACGATTCCGCCTGGCGCACACCGTTCGCGGAATGGGCCATCAAACAGAAATGGGACTTGGTGGTGGCCGACGAGATCCACCGCTGCAAGGCTCCCGGTGGTAAGGCCAGCCGATACCTTGCGCGCCTGGGGAAGTTCGCACGGTTCCGGTTGGGCCTCAGCGGCACGCCGATGCCCCATTCGCCGCTCGACGTGTACGGCTACTTCCGCTTCATCGATGCCACGGTTTTCGGCTGGTCGTTCAACCGCTTCCGGCAGCACTTCGCCGTGATGGGCGGCTACCAGAATCACCAGGTCGTGGGCTACAACAACCTCGACGAGCTGAACCGGAAGTTCTACTCCGTCACGTTCGCCTGCGGCAAGGACGTCCTCGATCTGCCGCCGGAAGTGCACATCACCTACAACTGCCACCTCGGCAGCGAGGCGCGCAAGGTCTATCGGTCGCTCGAGCGGGATCTCATTGCCGAAGTTCAGTCCGGTGAGGTCACCGCCGCGAACGCCCTGGTAAAGCTGCTCCGGCTCCAACAGATCACGGGCGGTTACGTTCGCACGGACGACGGGCAAGAGATCCAGATCGATTCCGCCAAGATGAACCTCCTGCGCGACGTGCTCGAAGACATCGCGCCCGACGAGCCGGTGGTGGTCTTCTGCCGGTTCCACCGGGACCTCGACGCAGTGAACCGCGTTGCGGATGAAGCGGGCCGGCGATCGCTCGAGTTGTCCGGCCGGATCGACGATCTGAAACGCTGGCAAGCCGGAGAGGCGCCGGTGCTGGCTGTCCAGATTGATTCCGGCGGCGTCGGCGTCGATCTCACCCGGGCGCGCTACTCGATTTACTATTCGCTCGGCTTTTCGCTGGGCTCCTACGAACAGAGCCTGGCGCGCATTCACCGCCCTGGCCAGACACGGCCCGTGGAATACATTCACCTGCTCGCCGCGGGCACCGTCGACGAGAAGGTCATGGCCGCGCTGGCGCAGCGCTCCGATGTCGTCAACAGCGTTCTCCAGCAGATGAAAGGCGGCCAGTAAATGCCTCGGTTCATCGATCGGCTGTTGGCCGCCAAGAGGTGGAAGACCGAATCGTTTGATCTGCCGGCCACCTTGTTCGAAAGCGCCGCTCGATTGCAGGCCCGCGATGCTTTGATCCGCCAGGACCTCCACTCGGTGACCGTGCTCGCCATCGACAACGTTGCCCAGTACTACTTCCAGCACCACACCTGCAGAGATGGGCGCATGGACGGTCCGGAACAGTTCCCGCAACTGGCGCCGCCGTTCCCCTCGGCGTTTTATGAATACACGCTCGAACCCTCGATGTACGACGTCATGTTCACCGAGGCCGAGCGGGCACTGCCGCGCGCCATCAATCAGGTCGGCATTCTCGTGCAGAGCGTGGACACCGGGCGCTTCGGCGATTTGTTCGCGAATTGGGGCGAAGTCCTCCAGGAGCATCGTAGCGACGTTCCCGCGAAGTGGGTCTTGTTCATCACGGTCTTCGCAGGGCACAAGGACGACCGTGAAGTTCGTGGTCCATGCACGCTCCTGCTTCTTGTTGTGGGAGAAGACGGTCAGGCGACCAGTAGGCTGCGCTGCCGCATTTGGGGAATCGAGGATGAGCAGTACGATCTAATCCCCGAAGAACGCCTCGTTGCAATCGGATCGATGGGAAGCCTCGCATTCCCCGCATTCCTGGCAACGTCGTTCCTGCACTGCCGGAACGTCACTACCGAAGAAAACCTTCCTCCCGCCAAGCTCAGCAAGGCCCACCGCCGGCGGCACGGACAGCCCCTCGTCCGGTTCAAGACGCTCAGCATCGAACCGATGAAACAGGTTCTGCGCAAGCTGGGGCGAATCGAAAACCACGGCCTCAGCCAGGCACTCCACCTTTGCCGCGGCCATTTCAAGGATTACCGGAATTCCTCTGGGCTGTTCGGGAAGCACAAGGGGCTTTTCTGGTGGGACATGCACGCGAGAGGCGCGCTCGATCAAGGCGCGGTCGTGAAGGATTACGCAATCAAACTACCCGAATCAGGAGACTCACTTGAACACAGATGAACTAAAACGCTTTGTCGCCCTCGAAGAGCGGCGGCACCAACTCGAAGCCGAGGTCGACACCATCAAGGCCGAGGCCGCGGAACTCGAAGGCCGGCTGCTGCCGCAGTTTGAGCAGAGCGGCATGGAAAGGGTCGCCATCGATGGGCGCACCGTCTACGTGGAACGTAAGCTCTGGGCGAAAGCAAAGGATGGCGATAAGAACGCCGTCTGCAAAGCCCTGAAGCGGTGCCGCCTCGGCGACTACGTCGAGGAAACGTTCAACACCAATTCCCTCAGCGCATACGTGCGGGAACTCGACCGGGAGAGCCGGCAGTTGTCGCCGGCACTGGCTTCGGTACTCGAAGTCAGCGAAGTTTTCAAACTCAGAACCAGGAGAAGCTAACGATGGCAAAAGAAGTCGTGAAAAAGGAAAAGGAAACCGCGATCAGCCCTTTCGTGATTTTCAAAACGGAGATTGCTGAAATCCGCGAAGCTATGAACGCCAACGTCGGGGACAACGGCCTCACCGCCGGTGACCTCGAACGCATCAAGATCCCCGCGGGCGGCGGCACCGCCTGGACCATCCAGGGGCTCGACGGCGAGGAGATGGTGAAGGAACTGTCCGGGATCATCATCGCCTGGCGCGATACCCGGGCCTATTGGAGCGTGCCGATGGAAGAGTCCGACGGCAACATGCCCCCGGACTGCTACTCGCTCGACGCGCGCACCGGAATTGGTGAGCCTGGCGGGAACTGCCACAAGTGCGCATTCGCGGAGTTCGGTAGCGATCCGAAGGGCGAAGGCCAGGCATGCAAGCTGATCCGGCAGTTGTTCCTCATCCGCGAGGACAACCTCCTTCCGGAGATCGTGAACCTGCCGCCCAGTTCGCTCAAGCCCGCGCGGCAGTATTTCCTGCGCCTCGCATCAAAGGGAGTGCCGTGCTACAGCGTCATCACCAAGATCGGTCTGGAGAAAACCAAGAACGGTCAGGGCATCGTCTACGCGAAGGCCGCGCTCACCTCCGGCGGCCGCCTTACCCCCGAGCAAACGCAGCGGGCGAAGGACTACGCTGCCATGATCGACCCGTTTCTGAAGGCCGCGCCGCCGGTGAAGGTGGCCAAAGACGTCGTCGAGACGGTTGAGGGTGAGGTGGTGTAGCGGGATGGAGGCTGACCGGCATGCAATCCGGCAGTTCCTCGAGCGCGTCCACGGTCCCGAGCCTACGGGCTGGCTCATCCTGTGGACGCGCCAGGATAAAGCGACCCGGGCGTTCAACTTGGGCGAGGAGGGCGCGCTCGATCAGGCGGTCGAATACTGCGCCGCGAGGGCCTCCACCTTCGACGTGTACGCCGCCGTCGGCCTCCAGCACGAAAGGCCCGCCAACAGCAGTCGCGGAGCGGAGGCGGGCGTTTCCGTGCTTCCGGGCCTTTGGGCCGACGTCGATATCGCGGGTGCCGCGCACAAGGCCGAAGCATTGCCGCCAACCGAGCAGGATGCTCGGAGTCTCATCGATACCGCAGTCCTGGAGCCGAGCCTAGTTGTGCACAGCGGGTTCGGACTCCAGCCCTACTGGCTTTTCCGTGAGCCCTACCAGATTGAGAGCGAAGACGAACGGAAGCAGTTGAAGTCGCTCTCAACGCGATTCCAGTTGAACCTTAGGCTGCGCGCCAATGTGCGGGGCTGGACGATGGACTCGACCGCGGACCTGTGCCGTGTGCTCCGGGTGCCCGGCACGTTCAACCACAAAGTCGATGGCGACATCCGGATGGTCACCGCCGAGTACGCCGATCATGCCTACAACCTCGCTGACTTCGAAGACCTTCTCGGTGGCATTGAGGATCCGGGGGATGGCGAGCGTGTGACGCAGCCCCCGTTGGATCTGCCCGCGGCCAAACTGCCTCCGATCCTCGACGGCTGCGTCTGGATGCGTCATTGCCGCACCGACGCTGCCGCCCTTGCCGAGCCCGAGTGGTACCGGATGTTGACGGTGGTCGCCAGGTGCGAGGATGCAGAGCGGTGGGCGCATGAACTGAGCCAGGCCTATCCGAAATACTCCCGGCGAGAAACGCAGCGAAAACTGAAGCAGGCGTCCAGCGACAAGGTGGCGCCGGTGACGTGCGCCTACGTGCAGTCGAACCTCAATGGCGGCCGCTTTTGCGCGGAGTGCCTGTTTCGCGGCAACGTGAATTCGCCCATCGCGATTGGCAGGATCGAGGGGTTTGAAGCCGCACCCGCACCCGAACCCCCGCCCGCGTCCGGCGATGATCCTCCGCCACCGGAACAACCGCAGCCCACCGAGGCCGCGGCAACGAAGATTGAAAAGTACACGGACCTGGGAAATGCGCGAAGGTTCGTCGCCCGCTATCGCGGCACTGTTTTGTATTGCGAGGCATGGGGCCGATGGTTTCACTGGGACACCGCGCGATGGGCCGAAGATGAGCGGCTCGAGGTCTTTGCCCGCGCCACCGATCTGATTCGCAGCTTGTATGCGGTCGCCAAGAAGATCAAGGACGAAGACGAGCGGAAAGCGTTCCTCAGCCACCTGATCAAGTCGGAATCGCACCGCTCGATTCACGCGATGGTCACGCTGGCGAAATCGGATCGCACCGTGGCGCGCCATCCCGATGATTTCGACAACAACCAGTGGCTGTGCGCGGTCAAGAACGGCACGCTCGATCTGCGGACCGGGCAGCTGCGATCCCATGACCCGAAGGACATGATCACCAAGCTCGCCCCCGTCGTGTACGACCCTTCGGCGCGATGCCCGAACTGGCTGGAATTCCTGAACATGATCATGCTCGGCCGGAAAAGTCTGGTCGATTTTCTGAAGCGCGCCCTGGGGTCGAGCCTGACTGGAATCACCAGCGACAAGGCGATGTTCATTCTCTACGGGCCCGGTGGCGACAACGGCAAATCCACCATGGTCGAAGTCATGGAAATGCTTCTGGGGAACTACGCCCGGCGAACGCCGGTAGAGACGTTCCTCAAGAAGCGGGAGGGCAGCATTCCGAATGACATCGCCCGTCTCCGCGGCGCGCGGTTCGTTTGGGCCGCCGAAAACGATCGGGGCGTGCGGCTCGCCGAATCCCTGATCAAGGAAATGACGGGCGGCGACCGGATGGCCGCGCGCTTCCTGCACGGCGAGTTCTTCGAGTTCATGCCCACGTTCAAGATCTGGTTCGCGACGAATCATAAGCCCACGATTCGCGGCGACGCAGCCATCTGGCGGCGGCTGAAGCTCGTGCCCTTCGACTACACCATCCCCAAGGATCAGCAGAAGAAACGTCACGAGGTCATGGCGATGTTCCAGTCAGAACTGCCGGGCATTTTGAACTGGGCCATCGAAGGGTGCTTGGAGTGGCAGCGTGACGGGCTGGGCGTGCCGGAGGAAGTCATTAACGCGACGCGGGAGTACGAGTCGGAACAGGATACGTTCTCGATGTTCCTGGAAGAGAAGTGTGTGCGCGCGCCGAATGCGCGGGTGCTTTCGCTGGCACTTTACCGCGAATACAAAACCTGGGCCGAGGAGCATGGGGAGACACCGGCCAGCCACAAAACCTTCGCGTCTCTGATGAGCGAACGGGGATTTGCAAAGTCGAAAACCATGAAGGGCGCCCTTTATTCCGGCGTCGGTCTTCGGACCGAAGACCACTACGATACGCCGAAGGCGGCGCAAACGACGCCGAGGCAAACACGCTTTGATCGTGACGATGACGGTGAGGAGGTTTGAGAACAACCCGTCATGCCCTATCACTTAAGCCCTTTAGATTCAGTGACTGCATATGACGGATGACGGATTATGACGGATTCTCCCATTTTGCACACATGGCGCGCGCACGCGCGCACACACCTGAGAGCTAAATGCGAAAACCCGTCATAACCCGTCATCCGGCATTGATCCGTCATGGAGAGGTTGGCTGTGGATATTGAAGCTGTGCTCGACCGGCTCATGGAAGCGAGCGTCTCAGTTTGGCTGGACGCCGAGGGCAAATTGCGCATCGACAAGGACGCGCCCGCGGACCTGAAGGATCTCGTCCGGCAGCACAAGCAGGAATTGACGGACGTGCGGAAAGCGCAGGCCGTGATGAACCGTCCGGGCATGCGCAGCATCCGCTTGCCATTGGGTCACCCTGCCGTCGCCTATCCGCTCGGCGCGGATCTGGATGAGATTCGCTGGGCGATGAAAGTGCTTCGCATGGATTCGATGCCGTTAGTGATCAATGACGAAGGGTTGGAGTGGATCAGCCCCGAGGAGTGGCGCCGCCGTCAGGTGGCCAGGATCTTCGCGGAACAGCGGCAGGAGCGATTGAAGCAAGGGGCTGAGGTAGTGGATCGGCAACCCCTGAAGAGGCGACGGGCATGACGAGCGAACGCGCAATCGTGAAGGCGATCCTGGCCTATCTGAACTCGCTGCCTTGTTGCCTCGCCCGGAAACGCTGGGGCGGCGGGATGGGTGTTGCCGGTGATCCGGATATCGATGCATGCCTTCGCGGGCGCAGCGTTCAGCTCGAGGTGAAGCGCCCAGGCGAGAAGCCAACGCTGCTCCAACTGAAGCGGCTCGAAGAGTGGCGGCAGGCCGGCGCACTGGTGGGAGTGGTCGTGAGCGTGGACGATGCCAAGTCGCTGTTGGCGAAGGAGGGGTGGTGATACCGATTCGGAACATCACGTTTAGAACCGCTGAGGTCGCCCGTTTCGCTGAGGTCAGTCTGCGCCAGCTCCAGATCTGGGAGGAGAAGAAAGTGGCAGTCGCGTCCCGGTGCGGGCGTGTGAGAGTCTACGATGCCAACCAAGCGGTCTTCGTCGTGGTGTGCGCGGAATTGCGCCGTCGCGGCCTCTCCTTTCAGCGACTCCACCGGTTAGCACCAGAGATGCGGCAGATCCTCGCGGATCATGCCGTCGCAGACATCGCCGGCCAACGCCAGGTTTTCCTTCTGACGGACGGCCGACAGATCTACCTTGCCGATTCTCCAAACATAATCTGCGAACTTGTTTCAAACTTTTTCAGGCCAGTTCTCTGTGTGAATGTCTCAAATTGCGTGCAAAGGATTCATAACGCTGTGGTTGCGTAATTGCGTCAAGGACCTTGTTCGGTTATCGCTGTTCGGTCAGAATAAGATCGAACCAAGAGAGACGGGACTCTCGTAAAACTCCTTCCCTCCTGCATCAACACTCCACGTGTCTTCAAAGAACCAACAAATCCCCCTGTACGCGCCGGACGGTACGTCGCTTGGGTTCAGGACTCTCGAAGCGGCCAAACGCCTCGTTGAAGGCGGCTTCGTGAAGCCGGCGTACGGCCGCAAGGGGCACTTGAAAGCCATTTGGCTGCGGAGCGAGGACGGGGCCAACCCGATTCAATCGTCCGTGCGACCCGGCACCCGTTACAGCTTCATCGAGAATCTGGAGCATGGTCGATGCTGGAAACTGCGGCGCGTGGATCGCCGCGACGAGGACGGCGTGCCGTTTACGACACGTGGCATCTTCGCTCAGGTCGTGATGGATTGCCTGGTCACGTGAAGCAGAGAAAGAAACAGATCGGCGGCCGCTATCTCGCCCGAGTCCGCGGCGCATTCGGCAAATTGAAAGTCTTGCAGCGAGACGGAGCTCTCCAATGTGTCCGGAGTGCGGCAGCAGTCAAGTAACGATTGAGGCGTTCGACTTCGGCATCTGTTCGCAGACGGGCTACCACGATGCCGGAGAGCGGTTTCGATGCCGCGAGTGCGGTGCGACCGGGGACGCCTCGGACTGCTGTGAGACCGATGGGTCCTTCCTGCGCGCCGGCGGCGGCGCGTTGCAGTGTGGCGCGATTTCGCTAGCGTCAGGCCGGAAAAGTGGTTGCCAGAGGTTGCCAGTCTAGGGCGCTTCGACAGGGTGCGGTTTATGATCGTTTCGTACTGGCGGCGGATCGCCGCACCGATCATCGCGCGAGTGCTTGAACAGACGGCTGGCCGGCCCGAAAGTGAGGTGCGCGCCGGCCTATTGGCGGCTTACCCGTTTGGGCCTCGCAAGCACCACCCGTACAGAATCTGGCGCGACGAGATCCGGATACAGACCGGCAAGCGTCGAATTCATTTGGTCACTCGAAAGTTGCAGGGTCGACCGCCCGCGCCTCCGGACCCGTTGCAGGGAGCACTGTTCCAGTGAATCTTGCGCCGCAGATGGCCAGCCGGATCGAACTCTGGCCAGTGGAGAAACTGATCCCGTATGCCCGCAACGCGCGTACGCATTCGGACGCACAGGTGGCGCAAATCGCGGCGAGCATCATGGCCTTTGGTTTCAACAACCCGATCCTGGTGGATACCAACGCTGGAATCATCGCCGGCCACGGCCGCCTGCTCGCCGCGCGCAAGCTGCGGATGGAACATGTGCCGGTGGTCGTGTTGGATCACCTCACGGAAACGCAGAGGCGGGCCTACGTTTTGGCCGATAACAAGCTGGCCGAGCAGGCCGGCTGGGACGACGAGATGCTGCGGGGCGAGTTGGCCGACTTGAAGGACGCCGATCTCGACCTTGAGGCGCTCGGGTTCAGCGAGGATGAGCTTCGAACGCTGCTGGCAGAGACGGAACCGGCACCCACCGGTACGCCAGAAGTGGAGGAAGAGATCCCCGAGGCGCCGGTCGAGCCGGTCACGCGCACCGGAGACGTCTGGCTGATTGGAAAGCATCGCCTGGTGTGCGGTGACTGCCGCGACTTCCGCGCAATTGAGCGGAAGTTCGAGGGCGTGAAGGCGAACGTTGTTATCACCTCGCCACCCTACGCCACACAGCGCGAGTACGATCCCGCCAGTGGCTTCAAACCGGTACCACCGGAGGAGTACAGCGACTGGTTTCGGGACGTCGCCGCCAATATTGCCGCGATTCTTGCCGCTGATGGCTCGTACTTCCTCAACATCAAGGAACATGCGGCCGATGGCGAGCGTGATCTGTACGTGAAGGACCTGGTCATCGCGCACCGGCGGCAGTGGGGCTGGCGATTCGTCGATGAGTTCTGCTGGCGCAAGACCGATAACGGCGTGCCGGGTGGATGGGGCAATCGCTTCAAGAACGCCTGGGAGCCGGTGTTCCACTTTTGCAGGCAGCCAGAGATCAAGTTCCGGCCGCAGGCCGTCGGCCATGTCTCGGAAGACTGCTTTGACTACTCGCCGAACAACCCGAAATCGACCTCCGGAAGCGGCCTCCTGGGAACCGGGGCGCGCGGATCAGCGGCGGGCCAGCCGGGCGCGGCGGACGAGGATGGCAGATTCACCGGCATCGCGCGGCCGAGCAACGTTGTCGAAGTGAAGTCCGAGAGCAGCCAGGGCTCGCACTCCGCTCCCTTCCCGCGTACTCTGGTCGAGTTCTTTGTGAAGGCGTTTTCCGATGCCGGCGACATTGTCTTTGACCCGTTTCTCGGCAGTGGAACCACGATGGCCGCCGCCCACGTGCTGGGCCGCGTCGGGTACGGCATTGAGATCAGCCCGGCGTATTGCGACGTGATCCTCCGGCGTATGGCCAACCTCGCCGGCGAAGAACCGGTGCTCGCCGAGAGCGGCGAGCAGATGGGCGCGGTCGCTGCCTCGCGCGGCGTGCCCATCGAGCAGGTCGACAACCCTCGCCTCCGCGACGCGCGCCGGATTCAGCATCACGGTCCCGCGCCGTTCTACGGGAGCCGCAAAGCTTCGTAAGCAGTTCGAAAGCGGCCTGGCGGTCCAGGCTGCATGACCCTCACTTCCTCAAACCAACCGAAAGGACTTTCCCGTATGGCAGAAACCAATCCCAATCTCTCTCCGGGCGTCACCCACCAGCCCAGCCTGATGGGTGGCGCGGAGAACATCAAGCTGCTCTTCGACGAAGAGCTGGACAACCGGCGTGAAACCCTGGCGCGCGCTCGCGCCTGGGAAGCCATCTCGCTCGACATGGCGCAGACCGCCAGCCGCCGCGCGCAGAACGCGGCCACGATCGATCACGCCGTCAACGCAGGCATCGTGCTCGCCGGCCAGGTCGGCACCACCGAGAGCCAGCAGACCGTTTCGCCCGCTGGCATTGCCGCCAGCGAAACCACCAAGGGCGCCGTCGCGGCGGCGGGCGCGGGCGAGGCCGTCAGCGCCGAGGGTGTCACGGCGAATGTCGTGAACCTGTTCACCTCGCTGACGCCGGTGATCGCCAGTTCCCTGGCGACCGCCATCTCGCAGACCATCGCGGCGCTCGTGCCGGTTGTGGTCACCTCCTCGGGGGGCGCCTCGACCCCTTCCCAGACGGAGGCCAAGGCCGCCTGAAGCTCCCATACGGGAGGCCCTCGCCTGGGGCGGCGTCCGGAACATCCTCCGATTCCGGTGTCGCCCCAAGGGGCTTCTCCACGGCGGATCAGAAAGGACAATCACGATGAACTTCCTACAAATCATCCAAACCATTCTCAAGGTCGCTCCTGCAGGCATTCAGTTGACGCAGGAGGTCGTGGCGCTCGTGCAGGCCATCGAGACCGCATTCAGCGCCGGCCAGACTCCGGTTCCGCACCAGGAAGCCGTGGCATCGGCTCTGGGTGCTCATCTCGCCAAGCAGTAGCCCAACCCGATGACGAACCTGCAGGTAGTTACGTGGCCGGTCGAGCGGCTGATCCCTTACGCCCGCAATGCGCGCACCCACTCGGACGAGCAGGTTGCGCAGGTTGCAGCGTCGATCGCCGAGTTTGGGTTCGTCAACCCGATCCTGATCGGATCAGACGGCGTCATCATCGCCGGCCACGCCCGCCTGCTTGCAGCGCGGAAGCTCCGAATGACCGAGGTGCCCGTGGTCGTCCTCGGGCACCTCACCGAAACGCAACGCCGGGCGCTGGTGCTGGCCGATAACCGCCTGGCGCTCGACGCCGGGTGGGACGAGGAGATGTTGAAGGTGGAGTTGGAGTCGTTGCGAGAGGACGGCTTCGACCTCGACATCGTCGGCTTCACGGACGAGGAAATCGAAGACCTGCTGCGCGATCCCGATCAGGTCGTTGAAGGGAACACCGACGAGGATGCCGCGCCGGAGTTGCCGGAGACGGCCGTCACCATGCCCGGCGATGTGTGGGTGCTGGGCGAGCACCGGTTGCTCTGCGGCGACTCGACCCATATGGAAGCTGTCGAGAAGGTCCTGGCCGGCGGCCTCGCCGACGTGACCTTCACCGACCCTCCGTACAACGTGAACTACGGCGCGACCATGAAGGACAAGCTCCGCGGGAAGAAGCGGAAGATCGCCAATGACGATCTCGGCGCAGGCTTCGATCAGTTCCTGCGCGACGCCTGCGTCAACATGCTCGCCGTGACCAAGGGCGCCATCTACATCTGCATGTCGTCGTCGGAGTTGCACACGCTGTACCGGGCGTTCACCGAGGCGGGCGGCCACTGGTCCACGTTCGTCATCTGGGCCAAGAACACGTTCACCATGGGGCGGTCGGATTACCAGCGGCAGTACGAACCGATGCTCTACGGGTGGAAGGAAGGCACGGACCACTTCTGGTGCGGCGCGCGGGACCAGGGCGACGTTTGGTTCATCAAGAAGCCGGTGGCCAACGATCTGCACCCCACGATGAAGCCTGTGGAGTTGGTGGACCGCGCGTTGCGCAACTCCAGCAAGAGCCGGGACACAGTGTTCGATCCGTTCGGCGGATCGGGTTCGACGCTGATCGCGTGCGAGCGGTCGGGCCGCCAGGCGCGGCTGATCGAGATGGAGCCGAAGTACTGCGATGTGATCATCCGGCGGTGGCAGGAATACTCGGGCAAGCAGGCTCAGCACGCCGAAAGCGGGCGCCCTTTCGCGGACGCGTGCCGGCCGGAACAGGAGGCTCAATGCCAACTCCAGGAATCCTAGTGGCCTCGATGGCGGTCGCGCTCGTGGTCATCGGAGTACAGAAGACCGTCCACGGTGTGAAGAAAGTGGGCCATCAGATCGGATGCCTCGCAAAGACAGGTCACAAATGTGCGCCGAAGCCGCCGCCTGCGGTCGTGACGCCGAAGTAACAGCGGACATGGAACGCGAGATGGCGCGGTGCCGCACTGAGATCGCCGATATCGAAGCGTTGCTCCGGGGTGGTCACCCAGATGTTCAGGGGCTTTGTCTCGCGCTATCGGATTGGTCAGCGGAACTCCGCATTCTGCAGAGGGAAAGTGAACGATCATCTATTTCAGTTTCTGATTCCGGTAACTGGACTGGTCTCCGGTCTGATCGCCACATATGTCAGCTTGCAGAACCGGGCACTGCTGGCGGAAGTCCGGAAGGAACTGGCGGAACTCGAGAATCGGATCATCGCCAGGATCAACGGGACGTACGTCCGCGCTGGTGAGTGCAAACTGCGGGAGGAACTGGTCCATGAGCGGCTTGCCGCCATTACCGAGGAGATGAAGAACAGAACCGCCGCCGGCGATTGAGCTAGGCGGCGGCAGGAGGGGTTCGTTGCTGGATTGGTTACGGCATCAGGCGCTTCACTTCGCGGTAGTCGCCTTCGAGTCCCTGCGCCCAGACCACGTAGCTTTCCGGGCAAGCTGGTGTCCCTCCGGCTTCCAAGTCGCGCATGCGGCCGCGCATGTCGCTGGCAGCGATCTCGCGGGCCTCGTTGATGCTGACCACCACGCCGATCGGTTGGTAGTGGCCGTCGCCCAGGTCGGCGATCAGCATCGCGAGCCCAAGCTCGGTGTCGTCCTTGATCTCGATTGCGAATCCTGGTGTTGCGTTCGTTCTGCTCTGTTTGGTGCGTGCCATCGTGTTCATCTCCTTGCATGACGATTCATCACTCGGAAGCCGGAAACGATCAAGCGGAATCTGCGTGATGAACGAAGAAACCGCCGACCGTGTTGGCCGGCGGCGGAAGGCGGGTTTGGAGGTTGGTTTGCTAATGCGCGACGTAAGCGCGCTCGCCATCTTCGCGTTTAATGCTCTCGATTTTGAGGCCCATCTTCTTGGTGAGGCTGCCGGAGATGAAGCCGCGTACGCTGTGAGCCTGCCACGAAGTGGCGGCCATGATCTCTTTGAGAGTCGCGCCACCGGGCCGGCGGACCAGTTCGAGGACCGTGGCCTTCTTGCTGCCCTCGCGCGCCGTGGGCGCGCCGTCCGCGACCTTGGTAGCCTTCCTCGACTTCTTGGTCTTCGTCGCAACGTTGGCGGCCTGGGGCGCGGGGGCGGCGTCCAGGCGTTGGATGGCCTTCCAGATCCGGGCCACGGCGCTCTTGCGGTCCGTGAATTTCTTGACCGGTTTGAGTTCGTCGAAGGGCGTGACGCCGGCGAAGCCATTCCATACCTGGATCAGACGGTCGCCGGGCCAGGTCGTGGCGAGCTTGGCGAGTTCCTTCTCGCTGGCAAAGTGCTCTTGGCCTTCGGGGATCTGCTCGGCGGCAGGGAAGGCCGTGATGTTGTTGTCGGTATCGATGGCAAACAGTCTCATGGTTCGATTTCTCCTTGTTAACGAGTCATGCCGGCGAGTTTCCCGTCGGCGGTAATGCTTAGGTCCTTGTAATAGCCGCTCCGGAGGCGAGCCCATCCGAACGGCGTCGAGATTTCGTGGCGGGCGGCAATCCGACTGAGCTTGATTCGGTTGGTGCCGTTCTCAAACTCCTTCTTCAGATGGCCGAAGCGATCGAGCTTCCAAGCCTCGCTGGTGGCCCACTTGATCAGTTCGTCCTTGGTGATCATCGCGAACCCATTCATCACTTCGGGTGCGCGAAGAAGCAAGCGGAAAGTTCGAGGAAAAGACCGTGCCCTTGGTGAGCATCCGCGGTTACGCCAAGCATCGGGGCGTGAGCCACACGGCTGTGGAGAAAGCCGTCAAACAGGGCCGGATTCGGATCGTGGACGGCAAGATCGACGTCGAACAGGCGGACCGCGATTGGAATCGCAACAGCAGTCCGGTGAACAAGCCGGAAACCGCGCCGCGCGCCGCCGCCTCTGTCGAACCGCTGGTTGCCGGGCCCAGCTTTGCGCAGTCACGCGCCGTACGGGAGGCCTACGAGGCGCGCCTGGCGAAGCTGACCTACGAAGAGCGCATCAAGAAGCTGATCAACGCCGACGAGATGCGCGTGGCGGCTTACAACTTCTCGCGCATGATCCGCGACCGCGTGCTCGGCGTTCCGGATCGCGTGGTGGGCGCGGTGCTCGCCGAGATTCGTGCGGCGTTGGCAGCCGGTGGAGTGGACCTCGCATTGATCGATGGCCTGAACATGGCGAAGGTTCACGGCATCATGCTCGCGGAGATGCGAAACATCCTGGAGGAGTTCGCCGATGAGCTCGGCCAGCGCTGAACAGATCTACTTCGGCGCCGCCGCCGCGGGCGTCCGGCCGGATCCTCTGCTCACCATCTCGCAGTGGGCGGACAAGTACCGGAAGTTGTCGCAACGGGCGTCGGCAGAGCCGGGCCCTTGGCGCACGGATCGCACGCCATACCTGCGCGAAATCATGGATTGCCTCTCGCCGTCATCGCCCATCGAACGCGTAGTGTTCATGAAGGGCGCGCAGATCGGCGGCACAGAGTGCGGCAACAACTGGATCGGCTACGTCGTGCACCAAGCGCCGGGACCGATGATGGCCGTGCAGCCCACAGTCGAGATGGCCAAGCGCAACTCGAAGCAGCGCGTCGATCCGCTGATCGAGGAATCGGACGTGCTGCGCGACCTGGTGCAGAGTCCGCGTTCGCGAGACTCCGGGAACACGATTCTCTCGAAGGAGTTCCCTGGCGGTGTGCTGGTGATGACAGGCGCGAACTCGGCGGTCGGCCTGCGCTCGATGGCGGCGCGCTTCCTCTTTCTCGACGAGGTGGACGCCTACCCGGGCGACGTCGAGGGCGAAGGCGATCCGGTCAACCTGGCCATGGCCCGCACGCGCACGTTTGCGCGCCGCAAGGTGTTTCTATGCTCCACGCCGAAGATCACCGGCATGAGCCGGGTCGAGGCGGCCTTCGAGGAGAGCGACCAGCGACGCTACTGGGTTCCGTGCCCGCACTGCCGCGAGTTTCAGGTTCTGAAGTTCGCGCAGCTCCGGTGGCCGAAGGGCGAACCAGAGAAGGCCGTCTACGTTTGCGAGCACTGTCGGGAGGAGATTCAGAATCACCAGAAGCAATGGATGCTTCCGCGTGGGCAATGGCGTGCCGCAGCCGCCGGTGACGGGCGCACGGCGGGCTTCCACCTGTCGAGCCTCTACTCGCCGGTAGGCTGGTTTTCCTGGGGTGATGCGGCCAAGCAGTTCGAGCAGGCACAGAAGAATCCGGCACTGCTTCAGGTCTTCGTCAACACGGTCCAGGGCGAGACGTGGACGCTGCTCGGCGAAGCTCCCGAGTGGCAGAAGCTGTATGACCGGCGGGAGGGTTATCGAATCGGCGTTGTGCCAACTGGTGGCTTGTTCCTGACGGCGGGTGCGGACATTCAAAAGGACCGCATCGAGGTGGAGATTGCCGCGTGGGGCCGTGTGAAGGAATCCTGGTCAGTCGATTACCGCGTGTTCGAAGGCGACACTTCACGCCCGGCGGTGTGGGAGAAGCTCACGGGCCTGCTGAACGAAACATTCACGACTGCATCTGGTTTGGAGTTGCCCATCTTGCAGCTCGCCGTCGATTCGGGATTCGCCACCACGGAGGTCTACCAGTGGGCCCGGCGACAGGGCGGCCGCGTGCTGGTAATCAAAGGCGACTCGCGCGCACCGGCCCTACTGGGTGCGGCGTCGCCCGTGGATGTGGGCCCGCTGGGCGCCAGGATCAAACGCGGGATTCGCGTGTGGCCAGTGAACTCCGGCATGGCGAAGGAGGAACTGTACCGCTGGCTGCGCCTGGAGCGCCCCACCGACGAGGATCTCGAAGAAGGCGTCCCCTTCCCGGCTGGCTACTGCCACTTTCCGAAGTACAGCGACGAGTACTTCAAGCAGATCACTGCTGAGCAGCTCGTCACGAAGCTGGTGAAGGGCTACCGACGGCACGAGTGGCAGAAGATGCGCGAGCGCAATGAAGCCCTCGATTGCCGCGTCTACGCCCGCGCCGCGGCGGGTCGGATCGGAATTGATCGTTTTCAGGAGAAGCACTGGGCGGAGTTGGAGCGGCGCGTGGCGGCGTCGCCCGTGAAAGAACCAAGGCCACAGGCGCAGCGGACGCCGGTGACGCAGCCGCGCAACCAGGTTCGGTTCAAGGTGGAGATCTAAATGCCGTTCAGCCAGGCTGACCTCGACGCCCTCGATGCCGCGCGGAAACAGGGCGCGAAGCGAATCCGCTTCCAGGACCGCGATTTCGAGTTCGACACGGTCGACGACTACATCAAGCTGCGGAACTTGATCCTCAACGACATTGCCCAGCAGAACGGGCCACAGCAGATCCGCCAGGTGCGCATCTACACGAATTCGGGATGGGGTCAGTAAAGCAAAGTGCCTATCGAGACGCTGATGTCGCTGGCCCGCGCCGCTGGCCACGAGCCACCGTCCGTGCCGCGCGTGCCGCGTGGCACGCGGAGCATGGGAACCACGCCGTTCGACGCCGCCGGCAAAGGAAGGCGTGGGTACGGCTGGAACCCGAGCTATCTCGGTCTCAACACGCTCCTGTTCTCGCACGGGCTGGAGCTGCTGACACGGAACCGCGACGCGATCCGAAACAGCGCGTGGGCGGCCGGAGCTGTGGATTCGTATGTGGCCAACGCGATCGGACGCGGCATTCGGTTGATCCCGCAGCACCTGGACGAACAGGTTCGCGAATTGATCCGGCAAAAGTGGGCGCGATGGATTCGGGAATCGGATGTCGAATACGACCCGCGGAATCCGGCGTCAGGGCAGACGGACTTCTATGGCCAGCAGATGATCATCGCCCGCGAGGTGATGGAGGCCGGCGAATGCTTCGTACGCTTCCGGCCGCGATCGCCGAAGGAAGGGCTTTCCGTCCCGATTCAGTTGCAGTTGATCGAGGCCGAACAGCTACCACTGTGGCGCAACCAGCCGACGCAGGATGTGCCGGAGGCGAATCGCGTGCGGTGCGGAGTCGAGTTCCGGCCGGACGGCCGCCGCGCCGCGTACCACTTCTGGCGCGCGCACCCGGGCGAGACGATGTTCTACCCGCTCGAGTCGTTGCAGGTGGAGCGCGTGCCGGCGAGCGACGTCCTGCACGTGTACAAACCGATCCGCGCCGGTCAGTTCCGCGGCCAGCCCTGGCTCACCACGGTGCTGGCCAAGCTCTACGAGTTGGAGCAGTACACGGATGCCGAGATCGTCCGCAAGAAGATCTCGGCGATGATCACCGGCTTCATCAAGCAGGTGAGTCCGGACAACCCGGTGATGGCCCCGGATCAGACTTCGACCGGGCAGAGCCAGGCCGACCCGGGCACACAAATCTCCAAGCTGGAGCCGGGCACCTTCCCGGTGCTGGGCTTCGGCGAAGAGGTGCAGTTCGCGGAGGTCAAGGACAGCGGAGATTACAAGGCGTTCGTGCGGGCGTGTCTGCAGGCGTTCGCGAGCGGCGCCGGTCTGGCGGAATACCAGATCAGTGGGGACCTCTCCGGGATCAACTACTCGTCGATCCGCGCGGGCCTGCTGGAGTTTCGCCGCAAGTGCGAGCAGTTCCAGTATTCGGTCTTCATCTATCAGGTCTGCCATCCGATCTATCGCCGCTGGCTGCGGGAGGCAATGCTCGCGATGGTGTTCGGGGTCGAGTTGCTGAACGCCTACGACAACGATCCCGCGCCGTTTGAAGAGGCGCAGTGGGTAACGCCGGGCTGGCCGTGGGTCGATCCGGAGAAGGACATGAAGGCTGCCGAGCGTGCCATCCGGGATGGCCTGTCGACTCGCTCAATCGAGTGTGCGGCGCAAGGGTACGACGCGACGGTGATCGATGCCGAGCAGAAGGCTGACAACGACCGGGCGGATCGGCTTGGCCTCTCGTATGACTCCGACGGCCGGAAGATCCTCACGGGACGGAACGCCGGGATGACGGAGGAAGAAGTGGAGAAAGACGCCGCAAGCGGAAAGGTGGAAGTTCAGTGACGCTGACTCACGTCGCATCACGGTTCGTGAACTGCCCGCTGATGATTCACCCGCCCAAGTTGGAAGTGATCATCAAGGCACTCGGGCCGCGTCTGGGGATAGACCCCGACGCCGTGCTCGCACGACGCGTGCCGATGGATGCAACTGCCACTCTGATGGCGCGCTACTCGGACGCCGGTGACGAACGGGACTACGCCGTGCTGGATGGCGTGGCCGTGGTCCCCGTGCAAGGGACTCTGCTCAAGAAGGAATCGTTCCTGTCCGCGTGGAGCGGCGCCAGTTCCTACGAACAGATTCAACGCCAGGTGGCGCGGGCGGTGGACGATGCCAGCGTGCGCGCCATTCTGCTGGATATCGATTCACCGGGCGGCGAGACGACCGGCTGTTTCGAACTTGCCGACTACATCTACTCGATCCGCGGTGTGAAGCCGGTGTATGCCGCCGCGAATGACATCGCCCTGTCGGCCGCCTATGCGATCGCGAGTTCGGCCAGCAAGGTGTTCGTGACGCGGACCGGCGCCGTCGGATCGATCGGCGTATACGCGCTGCACGTGGATCAGTCGGAGTTCGACAAGGAAATCGGCGCAAAGTACACGTTCATTTTCGCCGGCGACAAGAAGGTCGACGGCAACCCGCACGAACCGCTGGGCGAGAGCGCCAGGGGCGACATCCAGGCGGAGGTGGATCGCGAGTACGCGATCTTTGTCGAAACGGTAGCGCGGAATCGCAAGGCGAGCACCAAGGCGATTGTAGGGACGCAGGCGGGTTTGCTGTGGGCCGAAAACGCGTTGCCGCTACTGGCTGACCAGGTCGGCACGCTCGAGGACGCGCTGACCCAACTACAAACGCAAACCGGTTCGCGAACGCGGGCCGCAATCTCAACCCGAGGAGAACACATGACAGAAGATCCCCAGGCCCTCGCCGCGAAAAGGGAATGCGACGAAAAGGCTGACGACAAAAAGTCGAAGAAAGACGACGCGAAGGAGCGCGAGGGCAAGAAGCCTCCCGCGGATGACGACGAGGACGATGACAAGGAAGAAGCGAAATCCAAAAAGGCCGCCGCCACCGTCCTGCCCATCTCCGGCGAACCGTTGAAGGGTATGCGGGCCGAAACCGACATTCAGGCCATCGCGGCGCTCTGCAAGATGGCCGGTTGCCCGGAAAAGGCCGCCGAGTTCCTGATGCTGAAGAACCCGCGCGGCGAATACATGAGCGTCGCGGAGGTCAGCGAGGCTCTGACCAGTTCCCGCGTCGCGGAAAGCGAGAAACGCATGATCAGTTCGCACGTGAATCCGAACGCCGGTTCCGGCGGCGTGCAGGAATTAGAGGCTCAGGCAGTCTCTTTGGCGCGGCAGAACCGTGGCCAGGTGACCAACGGCCTGTACGTCTCCGGTACTGCCACGCGGGTGACCAAGGAGCGCGCCTACGCGCAGATGCTCGAAGAACACCCCGAGGCGTATGCGGCGTTCCGCGCGCAGCACAACGCCAAGGGCCTGATCGCCACGCTGGAGGCGGCGGGCGTCCGCCTGGCGCGGTAACCAACCCAACCGAAGGAGCACACCACCATGGCTTACGAACAAACTCTTCACACCATCAGCGCGCCGGCGAGCGCGGACCTGAGCGCTTCGCAGTTCTGCTTCGTCGCGGTGAATTCGAGCGGGCAGCTCGCGTTGCCGTCGGCGGGCGGCGAAGCCGAAGGCATTCTCCAGGACAAACCCAACGGGGCCGGTGTCGCCGGCGAAGTCGGCATCCTCGGCGTCAGCAAGCTCGTCGTCGGTACGGGCGGCGTCACTGCCGGCGATCTGCTCGCGACCGACGTCAACGGCAAGGCGGTCACCGCCACCACCGGCAACAAGATCCTCGGTCGAGCGCTGGCAACCGGGGCTGCCGGAGTCATTATCCCGGCGCTCATTCAACAGAAGGGCAAGCTGTAATCGCTCAATTCACGAAAAGGAGAACAACCTAAATGCCTCAACCGACTTTGGGCGATGTCCATGTGAACCGCCCGCTGACGAACATTTCCGTGGCGTACAGCCAGGAGGCGGCCGGCGTGGAGTTCGTCGCCGACCGCGCATTCCCTGGGATTCCCGTCGAAAGCAAAAGCGACCTGTACTACACCTACAAGCGCGCCGACTTCAACCGCGACGAAATGCAGAAGCGCGCGCTCGCGACCGAGTCCGCTGGCACGGGCTACGGGCTGGATTCCACCGGCACGTATAACTGCGACGTGTGGGCGCTGCACAAAGACGTGGACGACCAGATCCGCGCCAACAGCGATTCGCCGCTCGCGCCCGACCGCGACGCCACCATCTTCCTCACCAACAAAGCGCTCATCCGGCGCGAGAGCCAGTGGGTGTCGCAGTACTTCAAGACCGGGATCTGGACCGGCGAAGTGGCCGGCCAGGCGACTGCCGACAGCACCCACGTAACCTACTGGGATTACGCGACCGCGCAGCCGATCGTGGACATCCGCCACGCGAAAACGCAAGCGCGCCTGAACTCTGGCGGCTTCGTGCCGAACATCGCGGTGTTCTCGCGCCCGGTATTCGACAAGCTGGTCGATCACCCTGATTTCATCGACCGCACCAAGTACGGCCAGACTGCCCCGAACCCGGCGATGGCCACGCGGCGCATCATGGCCGAAATCCTCGAACTGGAAGAGGTCCTGGTTGTGGATGCGGTCTACAACACCGCAGCTGAAGGCGCCACCGAGTCCAACGCCTTCATCGGAGGGCTTTCCGCGGCACTCTTCTACCGCCCTCGGAATCCCGGCCTGATGACGCCGAGTGCCGGGTACACCTTCAACTGGACCGGCCTGATCGGGTCCACCGGCGGCGCGGGCGTGCGGATCAAAACGTTCCGCATGGAGCACCTGGCTTCGGACCGCGTCGAGATCGATGCCGCTTTCGACATGCGTGTGGTGTCGAAGGATTGCGGCTTCTTCTTCAACAACGTCATCACGGCGGTGTAACCATGTTCCTTCGCAGACCTGAATGGGCGCAGCTAATCCGGAACGGCGTGCCGCCGCTGTTCGTGCTGCGCCCGCTTGCCGGCGGTTTCACGCCGCTCAACGTGGGCGACCTGTATCCCGCTCCGGACCCGAACGACAAATTCCAGTTGATGCGCGCGCGGCAAATGTACCAGCAACGGCGAGTGGGGACGGGACCGGAGTTGGAAGTGACGATGGCGAAGTCCGGGCGTCAGCCAGTTCCGGCGGAGGAGCCGAAGGCCTCCACACCCGCGAAACAGAAGAGGGAGAAATCGCATGGTCGAAGTTAAGAAGGTGCCGATCAACGCGCCCGAGTTCCAGAGCAACGGGCCGCACCCGAAGTTGAAAGGGATCTACCCTTCGCTGCAGAAGCAGTTCTTTGCGAGCCAGCAGGTGGGAACCGGGGCGAGCCAGAACATCGCCCACGGCCTTGGCGCGGTGCCCGCCGGCGTGATCTGCATTCCAACAGACGGCGGCACGGTGACGTACGGCACGCACACGTCGACGAACGTGGTCGTGACCGTGACCAACGCGAAGCACTTTGACGTGCTGGCCTGGTTATGACGCCGACTTCATTGGGCCGGGTGAACGTGCCCACGCCGGGCACGCCCGTACATCTCGCGGCCACTCGCACGCCGTGCTGCCGCATCCGCGTTCAGGTCGTGGCGGGGCTCACCGGTAAAATGTACCTCGGCACTGCCGGGCTGAACAAGAACACGCTTGCCGGCGTGATCAAGGAGCTCTGGCCGAATCAGTCCGGCGGCGTCGATGACTCCTACGAGGTGTGGTCGAGCACGGACGAGGACACACTCGATCTTTCCGATTACTGGATCGACGCTGCGATCGCCGGCGAGGGGCTGATCGTGTCGTATTGGAATAAGCCCTCGTACACGTACCCCGCTGGATAGCCGATGGCCTGGTCGGATCTCGTTAACACGCTGGACGCGGCCTGCCTCGCCACCTTTGGGACGCCGGTCACGTTCACTCCGCAGGATGGCTCCGGCGCTCAGCAACTCAGCGGCATCATCCAGCGTCCTGCGATCGCCGAAGATTACGTGCCGGGCAGTGTCCAGGGTACGTCGGTGATCCGTCTCTTCGTGCGCTTCGCCGCCATCACGCCGTCGCCGCGGCATGGCGACACGATCACGATCAACTCGATTGTTTACGATGTGGTCGACGTGAATGTGGATGCGGAGGGCGGCGCGGTCCTGAAGCTGAGAGTCACGTAGATGCTGAACCCAGCACCGATTAGCGACGCGATCGCGAGCGTGCTTCTGTCCATCCCGGAGTTGAACGCGGCGATGGGCGGCCGCATCAACGCCTTCCACTACCGCCTTGGCCAGGAGCATCGGCTCGCTGAGGCCATCTACAAGATGCCGGCGCCTTCGATGCTAATCGCGTGGGAAGGCTCGAAGGGCGGCAACTTCGATGGGCAGACCATCTGGAAGCATCGGTGGGGCGTTTATTACCGGATGGGCAACGCGGCCGGCGTCGCCGATCCGGTGGGTTACGAGGACCTGTGGTGGATAACTTGCAACCGCCCGCCTGGCGGCAGGGGGCCCAACATCCGCTATCTGCAACTCTACTCGGGTCTGGACATCATGGACACGCCGAGCATCGACCACGAACTCGATGAAGACCTGATCGACCGCTTCAAGGGCGTCTTCATCATCCCGGAGATCGGAGACAACTGATGGACGAACAAGAGAATACGCCAGCACGGGATACCGTGCGGCTTCGGCACCCGCACACAGGGGACATCCAGGAAGTGGAAGCCACGCCGGAGAAACTCGTGCCGTTGATGGGCCTGGGCTATGTGCAGGTCAGGGAGGTAGATGAGTAATGCCCGCGAGAGTACAGCAGTTAATCATGGGCCTTGGCAAAGGCAAGCAGACGAACATCTCGACCGCCGGGACGACGTTCTTGCGCTTCAAGAAGCTCGACACCAGCCTGACGACACCGAAGCCGGTGTTCGAAAACGACGCCGCCGAAATCGGTAAAGGTCACGAGTTCATCACGCAGACCTTTCCTTCCCACTACGAGGTGGCGAATCGTCTGGAGAAGTACGCAAGCGCCGAGTTCGTCACGTGGGCCGTTGCATTTGCCCTCGGCAACATCGCGCAGACCGGCTCGTCGGCCCCGTACACCTACACGATCACGCCCATCAATCCGGGCGTCACGCTCGAACTGCCGTACTTCTCGCTAGTCGAGCAGGTGGCCGAGGGCGGCGGCAACGCCATCGACAACCTGTATGTCGGTTGCGCCATCGAGGATTTCACCTACCAGTTCAACTTCGGTCCTGGCCGCGCGTCTTCGAAGATGACCGTGAACTGGGTCGGTTCCGGCCTGCTGACAACGCCGAGCGGCATCACCGTCCCGGCGCTCACCACCGAGAACAACATGCTGGCGGCTTCGATGTCGCTGTCGGTGAACGGCGTCGATTACGTCTCGACGAAGCGGATTCTGTCCGGGTCGGTCGGCTGGAAGAACAACCTGCTGCTGAATGCGGGCTTCTATCCCGGCTCCGGTCTGCAGAACGGCCTTCAGGTGCGCGGCCGCATGGAGATCGGCGCCCGCGTGCCGTCGTTCCAGTTCACCGCACGGCTGCTCGCCGGATCGCCCGAGTACACCACGCTGGTCAATCAGACCACCGGGACCGCGACTCTCAGCGTGCAGCACGACGCCAACAATTCGGTGAGCTTCAGCTTCCCGCAGATGGCGTTCCAGGTGGCCGAGAACGCCGAAGCCGACGGCATTGTAGCGGTGACGGTCACTGGCGCGCCGCAGTACAGCAACTCGCAGAACACCGTGATGTCCGTAACGACGCTGTGCGGCGTCACGGGCATCGCTCAATAGGAGGAACCATGTACGGAGATATCCCAGTTGAGGGCATCACCATTCGCGTGCCCAATCCGCCGAAGACCGCTTTCCTGCGGTTGCCCACCAACCAGGAGATGCTGGAACGGCTGGACCAGCAGAGGTCCATTCGGCGCACCATCGGCCGCCGCAAGTCGCAGACGGAGTTCGTGCCCAACCTCAAGGCCGATCTGGACCTATTCAATAAGATCCGGCTCGACAAAGACGGCGCGGAGTTTGACGAGTTCGAGGCCGGCAACGCCATCTCGAAGCTCTCCTTCTGCGAAGTGACCGACTGCCAGCGTGCCGGCGACGAGTACCGGATCGCCCTCCGGACGCCCTTCGGCGAAACAATCCACCAGGTGAAGATCCCGATGCAGCGCGACATCACCGTCTATCGGCGGACTGTCGTGTCGTCGACCGATCTTCCGCACGGTCAGGAGGAACTGCGGTATCGCATCGAACCAGCCGTCGGCCTGTACGACTCGGTGGTGACCAAGGTCGAAGGATACGCCGCGTCGATTAAGCCCGCCGACGTGCCTCCCCACCACAAATCGTCGGTCGTTGTGGAACTGGTCCAGGCCATCGACGATCTCGACCCGGCGCTCGACCCAAACTCTTAGCACCGGACGAGTGGCCCACGCCGGTCCCTCTCCGGTTGCTGATCTTCCGGTCGGTGCGCGCGGCCGAGTTGTGCGATGGCGGCGCTGACGGTCCGCGCGGCTGCCCTGACGCCAATGACGTCAGGTGCGGCAAGTGCGGCCTGGCGCGCACCGTGGACGACACCAACGCTCCTGGTGCCTGCCCGCAGTGCGGTGGCTGGCAGTTCACTGTCAGCCGCTGCGCCCACTGCAAGCTCGACGATCTCGACTACGCGCGGACCCACTCCAATGCCGGCCGCCTCTTTGAGCGGCTGCTGGAACTGGAGTTCGACGCGGCCCACTTCAGCATTCCCTGGAGCGACGTGACCGCGGAGGAGGTGCGCGGGCTCCAGATTCTCAAGGAAGAGCGCAACCGCTACCAGCGGGAGCAGATGCAGAAACAACCCCATGCCTTTCCATGCCCGAGTTAGCCGCGCCCGCTTCGTGCTTGGGCCGTTCACAGCCGAGGACATGCAGACCATCGGCGGCGTCCTGGTGGACAGCATCTCTACGCGCATCCGGAAGGCCCTCAACGTGAACGACGCTCCGGCGAAAGCCCTGAAGCCGGGTCGCAACGGGCGGCGAGGGTACCCGGATTACAAAATCGCACGTGGCCTGATGCCGATCCGCGACTGGATTTGGACAGGGCGCACCCTGCGGTCGCTCAAAGTGAAGAGCGCGAACGAGAATCAAGCCGTGCTCGGGTTCGTCGATCCCACTGTGGATCGCGTCGCGCATGTGAACAATCTGCGCGAGAAACAGTTCGGGGTCTCGCCCAAAGACCGGAGCGCGCTCAACGCGGCAGTCCTGGCTGTGCTCCGGCAGGCGCGGGCCATTCGCGTAAAGAGAGCGGCATAAGTGCCAGACCAGGAATCCATCGTCCTCGAAATCGACCCGCGCAGCGTGCTTGCTGCCATCAAACAGGCGAATACTGCCGTCGAGGGTTGGGAAAAGGGCACGGTCGGCGCCGGCGAGCGGATGCAGAAATCCCTCGAGCGGATGTCCGAGATGCTGATTAAGGTGAATGACCGCTCCCGCAGTTCGATGGAGCGGCTCACCCAGTCCATCGAGAAGCAAGCCGCCGCGTATGGAAAGACAGAAGTCGAACGGCTGATCGCCGACCGTGACCGGTATATCAAGAAGCTCGGTGACGAGCAGGGGATGGTTGACCGCGTAACGGCAGCATACAACAAGATGATCGAGGCCGCAGGCAAGTCGGGTGGCTCCGAGATCAAACAGCTTGGTGCCGAAGCGCGCGAATCGAAGGCGTCGCTGGCCCTGATGGGTGAAGAGATCGGCGTCCACATCCCGCGACATATCCGCGGCTTCATCTCTTCGATGCCGGGCGTCGGCGCGGCGCTGAGCGCGGCCTTCAGCGGGATCGCGGTTGTCGCGTTGATCGGAGTCATTGTGGAAGCGATCAAGAAGGTGGTGGAGTTCCACGAGAACCTCGAAAAGCTGCGCGAGGCGCCAGAACGGATCGAAGCCGAATTCGCGCGCCTCACCGGCGCTACGAAAACCGCCAATGACGAGATGCGCGTCGCCAACGACCGGCTGGAGAACGCCATCGCAAAACTGGAGCACCGCCCCCAGAACAACCTAAAGCTCGCGATCGACGAGGCGGCGGTTGCGGCCGACCACCTCTCCGAGAAGATGGACAAGGCCCTGCGCTCCTTCGCCGATGTGGCCATCAAGAATGCGCCGGGAGTGTTCGCCAACATCATCGGGGGACAGGCGGGCATCGACGACATCGTGAAGCTCGTCCAGGGCAAGTCCGGATACGGCGGCCTCATCGGCGACCTCTATAAGGCAACTTCCAGCGGCGCCGATCCCACCAAGGTGCTCGGGCAGTATCGCGCGGCCGTGGGAACGATGATCCGGCAATCCGAAATGGCCGAGGCGTACCAGCAGGGCAAGGGATTCGAGGGCGTCAGTTACGAAGACATCCGGGGCGCGATGACGGGGCGCGGGAAGCTGCCGCCCGGACTCCGCTTCGAGAACATGCTGGCCGATCAGGCACCGAGGCTCGAAACTCTGCGCGCGCTCGATCGGGAGATTGATCTGCTGGGCCAGAGCTACGGCCTCGAAAAGAAGAACACGTCCCTGACCGGTCAGGAAGATCGTCTCAAGGAGGTTGCAAAATCGACCGGCGTCAAGGAAGAACTGCGCCAGCAGGTGGCCCGCGCCCAGGAAGGCGAGCTGAACGGCCTGGCCCGCATCAATGCCGCCCACCAGGAGCGCCTGCGGCATCTGAAAGAAGAAGGCCAACTCAACACCGCGAACGCGAAGCTCGCCGGCCAGATCCGGGATGCGGAGATCGCCCGCTTCGAAAAGGAAGAGCAGCGGAAGACCGCCGCTGCCGTGTTCGGCGCAAACACTTCTCTGGGCGAAGCAGGCATTCGATCGAACTACGCGATCTTCCAGGCCAACCGAAAGGCCAGTGGCGCGGCGTTCGGCGCGGCTGACATCAATGCCGAGTACGACACCTCCATGGCGCTCGCGCAAAAGCAGTTCGACCTTGCCGCCCAGCATGTCCGCGAACTGCGGGACATGAACGCCACGGATGGCGAGATTCAGCGTGCCCAGATCGAGGCGACGAAGGCCTTCGCGTTGGCGGCTCTTGATGCAGAGACGAAGAGGCGGGTTGAGTTGATCGACCTGGCTCGGCAGCAACGGGACGAAGAGTCGAAGACCGCCCGTGCCAACTACGACAACGCCCGCAGACTCAGCGACGCCATGGCCACCGAGCAGGAACGCCGTGAGAGGGACGTGGTGCAGCGGCAGATCAAGATGGCCGAGGCGCTTGGCTTGAAAACCGCCGGCGGCCAGGTCGCGACGGCGCTGACTGTGGAGCAACTGCGCACCGCGGCTGCGCAGATGCAGCACGACCAGGCCATCGCGCGAATCACGCAGGAGACCATCGACGCGCGGAAACTGTCCGGCGGTACGCCCGAGGAGCAACGCCAGCGAGAGGCCGAACTGAACCGGCTCAAGATCGAGGGCATCAAGGCCGAGGGCGAGTTGCAGCGGCAGATCGACGATGCCCACCAGGACCGCGTGGTGAAGCTCCTGGAGATCCAGAAGCGCGAGATGGACGAAATCCAGAACAAGGCCTCGGGCCTGTTCCACACGCTGTTCACGAAGCCGCAAGATTTCGGCAAGCAGCTCGGCAGCACGCTGAAAGAAGCCATGCTGAAGCCGATCACGGAAGGGCTCGGCGGCCTGGTCGCTAAGGCAGTCCAGCCGATCGTCTCTGGCATTGGCGGGATCTTCAACGGGATCTTCGGCACCAAGCAGGACCCGATGAAGATTGCAACCGATCTGAACACGGCCGTGACCGCGCAGAACTCTGTCGCGATCGCTTCTCTGACGGCGGTGATGGCGGCGGTCATGGGGATGGGTGCGCCAGCGATCGCCGCCCCGAGCGGCGTTCCCGGTGGGATCTCGCTTCCAGCGATTTCGGTCCCTGCTCCAGCCGGCGGCGTCGCCGGTATCGGTGGGAGTGGTGCGCCGATTCCCATTGCAGTGGCTCCGGGCGGCGCGGCGGCGGCTTCGATTGGTGCCTCGCCGGCGGACATTCTCAATCTGCCCGCAATGCACAACGGTGCCTCGATGAACCCCTTGGGAATGATCCTCGGTGCTAACCGGCCAGGGGGCACGTCGGGCATCTACAGCCTGTTCACGAAGGCGGGTTTCTCAAAGACGTTGTCCAACCTGAAGGGAACCGTCTGGAACCAGCAGGCGTGGGACGCTTCGGGAGGCGGGTTTGGCGGTGGCGTCCAAGCCATCGCTAAATCGCCCGCCGCTGGCGCGGCCGGGATGATGCTGGCGATGAACGGCCTGTTCGGTTCCAGCCGCGGCACCTGGGGCGGGATCGCGCAGAGCACCGCCGGTGGCGCGCTCATCGGAGAGCAGATCGGTGGCCCGCTTGGCGCGGCGATCGGCGCAGGTGCCGGATTCCTCGCCGGCTTGGGCGAGAAGCTGTTCGGCGTGGAGTCCCCGGAGAACGAGGCGAAGCGCCTGGTCAAGCAGCTCTACTCGATCAACATCGATAACTCGATGGCAAAGCAGATCGCCGGGATCGCGCAGCAGAAGTACGCCGGCCACGTGAGCATCGCCGTCCGCGACCCGGACGTCCGCAAGATGCTGATGCTCTATTCGGAGGCGACGGGCCAGAAGATGCCGCTCTCGGCCACGACGCCGCAGTCGGCAAGCCTTGCGGAGATGGGCGGCAAGCTCTACCAGCAGGCGACGTACGTCAATGGCAGCCCCTACGCCTTCCAGAGCAACCTGTCTGTGCTCGGAGGGTACGCCACCGGCACATACCCGAGTTCCGGCCCGATGATGCTCCAGGTCAACGTCCAGGGCCAGGGCGCCGCGCAGTTCGTCGCCGGCCAGGTCGTGACACCGGAGTTCGTACAGGCCCAGTGGTCCAGCGCGGCGGCTGGGAGCAACGGGCGACTGCAGAATTCGGCAGTGATCCAGCAGCCGGGATTGGTGATTGCTTAGGTGGAGGTCGAATGATCGCATCGATCCGTGCCTGGTGGTGTCGCACATTTCACCGCAGGGGATGGCCGATCAAGGGATATGCGGAATGCCCGAGGTGCCTCCGGCGCATTCGGGTCCATTGGGAAGCGTGATGCCTGGCAGTATTTTGAACGCTGTGCCCAGCGGCGTGATGCCATACGCACTCTGTACCGCATTCTCGGAGTCCCGCGAGTTCGTCCAGCTTCAGGCGCAGTATCATGACGGCACCACGGAGCGCTCCCAACTCGCCCAGACCTCACGCATGGCGTTCAAGTTGGTGCAACGGTTGACTGCCGCGCGCGTCGCCGCACTCAAGGCGTTCTGGGATGCCCAGCAGGGCGGCGTTGCGCCGTTCTTGTTCTACAACCTCGCTGAAGGCGCCTATGACCCGACCGGCAATTCCACGCAGGGCCGCTACACAGTCGTGTTCCGCAGCAACTGGGCACAGGTCACCGGTGGCGGAACCGCACTGTTGCGCACTGACATACAGCAAATCGAACTGATGGAAGTCGGCTGACGAACGGTTGGTGGCCAAATTCGGCAAGATTTTGCCGAATTCCCAACTACGCAGCGTACCCACACCGATGGACAACATTGGCCGCATCTCGGTCCCGACGCTCGTCGACTCGGGTCTGACCTTCCCGTTGACCAGCGACTTCGGCTACGGTTTCAGCCAGGACCGCCCTGTCGTCGTCCACCAGTTCGGCGAGCTCGATGCCAAAGCCGAACAACGCTACGCCGTCGGTCTCGGCCCGCGCCGATTCGCTTTCCGCCGCCAGCATCTCAGCATGCGCGATCGCGCCTCCCTGGTGTCGTTCTGGGAGGCCTTGCAAGGCGCCTGGAAATCGTTCACCTACAACGCCCCCAATCCCGACCAGACCACGACGCCCACCAAGGTCACCTGGGAGTACGCGCCGCTCGCAATTCAGTACCTCACCAACGCCTGCCAGACCGGCTTCAACTTCATCGAAGTCCCCGATCCAACCGCCGCTCCCAACTACGCGGTGAACAGCACCTGCCTGCGGTTCCCTTCGGCGGCGCTTCAATCGGCGCTCCTTTCCCAAGTCCAGCAGATCATCCCCCTCGTCCACATCCGCGTGCGCGAATCCGCGGTTCCGGACATCTACCTATCCGATCGCCGCGTCACCGTCGCCGGGCAACTCTTCCTGCCGCGCGTGCTCGGCATTGGCGAACCCGGGTCGGACGTCATCATCTCCCAGGACATCAAGGGAACCGCCGACAACGTCCAGTTCACCTTCGGCAATGCCGACCGCGTGATGACGCAGTTGGCGAACGATACCGATCTGAAGTACGCCCAGATCGACCTGTCGCTGTTCCACGTAAACTCCGGCATCCTGTTGCAGTTGTGGTCAGGCTTCATCATCAGCTTCGTCGCGGACGGCAGCCCGCAGTTCACCGCGCAATGCAGCGACGGGCTGTACCAGATCACGCAGATGTACCCGGTGCGCGCGATTTCGCGGCAGTGCTGGAAGACGTTCAACGATGGCGTCAACTGCCCGTACGCTGCGCACGGCAGCGGCGGTGATCCGGCCTCCTGCGATTACTACTTCGATTCGGCCAACGGCTGCCAGGCGCACGGCATGACGCAGTACTTCGGCGGCCATCCCGCCGCGCCGCAGGGTGTCGTCATCAAAGACAACTCGACCGGCCTGTGGGGATTCGGACGCAGCACCGTCACCGCGACGTCGATCATCTCCGACACGATCTGGGGCAACGCGCTTCAGGAGATCTGGTGCAACGACGACGGCGACCCGGGCAAGGCGTTCTGGGTGAACTGCATGATCGCCGCCGGCCGCGACGAGTCCGACTTCTATGACGCCCTCGGCATTGTGGGCGCCGGGCCGATCGGCAGGTACACCGGCATGCTGGTCTACCAGAACGCCGACGGCTACCGCTATATCATCGCGCCCATGCTTGATGGCCAGCCGCCGCACGGTTTCAAGGTGGATGGCGGCCTGAACGTGATCTCGGATAATCCCACGATGGGGCTGCGTGAGGTCGCTGGCGCCGATCCGCAGACGGATTCCTTCTCGCTGGGTCAAGGCACGCCGCAGGTCTGGGGACCGCAGCGGGCGGCGGGCACGGCGTTCGTCGAGATCCGCCGCACCGATCAGTCCGGCATTCAGCCTTCGACCACCGATCAGCACCAGATGCAGGTGCCGATCTCCCAGGGACTCACCGGCTGGACTTGGGACCAGAACGGTAACCGCACCGCTGTGACCGGTCTGACGAACCCATTCTGGATCGCGGTCAACAGCCTGTTGCGCGCCCTCGGCGTGGCTGGCGCGCTGTCGGGAACGCAACTGAACCGGATCGTGCTTCCGTCGCTCGTTGTGGGCGACGGCAGCGGGGCGGCCGAAATCGCGGACACACTCGTGACTCCGGTCGTCGGCTCCGGCGTGGAGAAGCAGTTCCGTTTCCAGGGAGTGATCGCGCAACAGAAGCCGTTCCGCGACTGGCTGGTCGAGATCCTGGCCTGCGGTCTGGGCTTCTTCACCTGGGAGTTCGGCAAGCTGAAAGTCGGCTGCCGCATCAACGCCTCCGCCGTCGATGCCTTCACGCTTGGCAACATCCTCTTCCAAAGCCTGCGCCTCGAGCCCATCGATGCCTCGTTCGAGCACCTGATCATCGACTTCGCCGACCAGGCATATCAGTACCAGGCCAACACCGCCGAATACCAGGACAAGAGCCACGCCGCCTACTTCGGCCGCGCCGGCGCACCGCTCACCGCGCGCCAGCATCTGGTCGGCTGCGCCACCATCTCCCAGGCACTGCGCCTGGCGGCCACGCGCACCCGCGAGGAGATCGGCGGCGTGAATGCCGCGGAGTGGCGCAACGCCCGCGCAGCCACATGGAAGACGACGCTGCTGGGCCTCAACAACGAAGTCGGCCAGGTGGTTTCGATGACCCATCTGGACGTGCCCGGAATGAAGGGGACGTGCTCGGTCACGAGCGGCCAGTGCGGCAATCTCGGTGGCGACCCCCTCGACAAGTTCATCGTCAACAAGGAGGTGCTGATCAACGGTGTCCAGTGCACCGTGACGCAAATCTTCACGACGCCGGACTACAAAACCGTCACCGGCTTCGCGGTCTCGCCGGCTCCCGCGGACTCGTCGAACGCCACCTTCCGCTTCATCACCGCCGATTTCCGCATCCAATCGTGGCGGCTTCACAAGGATTGGAGCGTCACCATGGCCGCCAAGACGGTCACGGCGTCCATGTACGATCTGGACGTCGGACCCAAGCCGCTGGATGTGACGCCAGCCCCGCTACCTGCGCTCTTCTACCCGATCCCGCTCGGCCCAGCGTGGGCACCGTACCAGATCCAGGCGCGCGGCGACGATGCCTTGTTTCCCGGCGAGTGGACCTTCGACACCAACCAGTCCTATGCGCAGATGGCCGATGGCAGCATGCTCGCCAACCTGGTCATCACCGGCAAGCTGCCGGTGAACTCATTCAGCCCGGGCGTGGGCGCGCCCGTCGCGGGGAGCATCACGGTGAACACTGCCGGAGGTTCTCTGGCGGGTGGAACGACGATCCGGCTGTCGCTCTGTGCGCTGGATTCCAACGGGCTGCCGTCTGTGCCCATGCCCATCGCGATCGTTCCGCTCCCGGCCGGCGGCTCGACCTGCTCGATCGTACTGAACAGCATCGTCTGGCCGGCAGTAGCTGTTTTGAAGAACTACGTGATTTTCGCCGCCGCCCAGGACGACCTGATCTGCGGCCAGCAGCTCGGCACGTATGGCGGCGTGGTGGCGAGCGGCGCGCTCACGCCGACCGGCGACGGCACCGTCTACACGCCGGAGACCATAACCTTCACCGGTCCGCTCCTCCGTTCCACCTTCGCGCTTCCGTCTCCGTACGTTAGCAAGGTCCGGCTGAAGGCGAAGCACCTGATCCACGGCGGTATTATCGGTGCCACGGTGGATAGCGTCTCGGCTGGCGTGTTGGTCTGCGGGAGTCTGAAAGGTGCGCCACCATCGAGCAATGCGAGTTTCACGCCGGTCGGCCGCATCATCTCCATAATCGGCAGGCCCGAGACTGCCACGCCGTACTTCAGTGGGCGAGTCACTTCATGGGACCAGGCCACCGGCACCATCGGCGTCACGCCGGACCCGAACGGCATCGTACAGGAAGGCGATTGCTTCGTCCTCCGGTTCAACGCCGACGCCTCGAACACCACCTCACCGACAGCCATCACCGATTCCGGTTGCCAGAACATCGTTTATCCCAACGGGATGACATCGGGCGCAGAAGTCGGCAACCTGATCCGCGTGATTCAGGGTGCCTCGCGCGGGACGCCACCGCGGAAGATCATCGCGAACACGGCAACTTCGATCACCTGGGACATTCCCATGGTGATCAATCCCGGCGACGTGTGGATCATCGAAGAGGCGACCTGGCCCTACTCCTACGACACCACGTCGTTCAGCAACGCGGACCCGCTGGCGTCGGCGACGATCAACATGCCGACGAATAACTTCGTCGACACGAGCCTGTTAATTTCCGGCTTCACCATCGACGTGAACGGCAACGAGTCTCCCGATGGAGACGCACCGATCCGGGAGGACTGGGTGTTCGGCGCAGAGGGCCTTTCCAAGGTTGCTGGCCTCGTGTTCCAGATGCAGGGCACGCTGGGTATCGAGTCGAACGCCGCCCAGCCGCTCTATTTGAACCGCCCGGTCACTGCCGGCGATGTGAAGGGCTACGTGCAAGCCGCGCCGACCGGCTCCGGGATCACGTTCACCGTTTACGTGGGCGGCGCGGCCTGGCTGACGCTGACCATTCCCGCCGGCCAGACGGCGGTTGTGGCGACTCCGTCGCAGATCAGCGCGTTGACCGAGATCCCCGCGAACACGGCGGTATCGATCGGCATCACCGCCGTAGGGACCACGTTCCCTGGTTCGAACCTCTCGGTCTTCATCTATTCGTAATGGACCAGATCTTTAAGCTGCAGCCGCATCGCACGATGCATCTGCAGGGCTTCGATGATTACGGCGCGGCCGCGGCGCTGTGGGGCGCATCGGACACGGGATTCACGGTCTCCGGCGTGTTCCGCGACCTGGCAGACTTCGCCGTGCTGGTCCTCTTCCAGAAGGATGATCCGTTCGGCCACCCTCTGTTCTCCTACCTTCCCGACGGCGATCTCACCGGCCTCGTCCTCGACTTCGATGTGACCTGGCAGGGCATCCAGTCCTGGGAGTCGCTCAAGAACGCCTGGACGGACTGGAACACCCTCGACTGCACCGTGAACGGCGTGGGTCAGAAGGTGCTATGGTTCGGCACCAGCGGCATCACGATCACGTGCAACACGACCGGCCGCACTGGCGCCTCAGCCATCTACACCCTCAACCTGGCCAGCCCGCAGCCCGGCGACAAGGTCACGCTCTGGTATCAAAACCAGTCGTTCATCAGCCCGGCGATCTCCACATCGCACACGACCACCGACCAGGCTATGTGGTGGCAAGGCAACGCGGCCTACAACCACTGGGTGAAGATCGGCTCTGCCACGTACTCATGTCTTGAGGATTCGTTTAATAGCGCCGGCGTCGCGGGCAACATCGCTGCCCAAATCAACGCCTCCGATCCCACCTGCACCGCCACGACCGGTGGCACGTACGGCAACGAGATCTTCATCACGCTGAAGACCGGCGTCGCCGGGCCCGTGGCAGTGTCGAGTTCCGATGGATCGGCCGCCGACTCTCTCTCGCAGGTCAGCGCCGCGACCATCCTTCAATCGATTGGGCAACAGATCAATGCCGTGAACTGGGTGCAGAACGGCCCAGTCGTGCTCAGCGCTGCCGTGGTGCTGCCGAACCAGTTGGTTGTTACGGCCGCGCCCGGAGCCGACGGCAACATGGTCGCCTTTTACCAGACCGATAACACCGGCGGCAGCCGTCTGTACTTCACCGCAAGCAACTGGAACCTGGCCGGCGGCTCGTCGGACAACATCTCCTGGCACGTGAGGATCGACTTCACTGCGCTCGGCTGGAGCAACGTGGACAAGGTCTGGTGGACCATCGCGCCAGCCCTCCCGAACAGCCAGGCGTACCAGCCGACCGAGTTCCAGATGGTGGTCACCAACTGGACCGTGGCGAGCAATCCCGCCGGCAAGCGCGCGCTCAAGGTAGCCGGACCTGGTTCGGTCCGGATCGAAGAAGACAGCACGTGGGTGGGCACGTCGGGGTACTGGGAGCCCGCGCCCGGTAACGATCCGGCGAACGGCGCATTCGCGTTCTGGAGCCAGGGGCGCGCGAACCGCGCAGCGGCCGCCGGTGCCAAGTTGAGCATCGAGACGCACTGCCAAGCCACGCACGACATCTACGTGGGCACCCGCCTCGATACAACTTGCGGCATCGTGAGCGCCACGCTCGATGGCGGCTCGCCGGTGACGCTCGATTGCTACTATCCCACCGCCACCACTTCCCAGACGCGGCGTCTACTGTTCTCCGGTGTCGCCGCCGGCCAGCACAAGGTGGTGATCACCCTCACCGGCAGCAAGAACCCGTCGAGCCAAGGCTGGTACTTCTACTTCGACTTCCTGGAATGCGCCGTGAAGACCGACGTGCCGGATCCGGTATCAACGACCACCGCCGTCGGCGTGGCGACCGACTTCGACACGGACAACACCTACAAGCTCTCGCCGCAACGGCTGGTGTGGAATATCCGGAAGCTCGGGCTGCTCGGCGAGATCGACCACTACTGCGGCGTTTTCTGGTGGAAGCAATCGGTGGCTGCGAACCCGTCTTACCCGCAATGCACCGTCACGTTCTCAGGCAACTGGAACGACCAGGATGTCGTCTGGCTGCATGTCGGCGGCTCCGCGATCGGCAAAACGGTCTTCGGCGGGCAGGACAACAGTAACACCATCGCCCGCCACTTCGCCAACTTCATCAACGCGATTTTCGATGGCGTCTGGGCGTCGGCCTCCGGTACGGTTCTTACGATCACCTCGCACTCTTTCTCCAGCGTCTGGCAATTCCACGTGTATACGGAACTGCCGCTGTCGAACACCGGTTCGGGCCACGCGACGGTGGCCGGCGACCTCCAGGGCGGCACGTACGGCGTGAAGTGGGTGATCGATCCGACGCAGACAGCGGTGCTCAATCGCGCCTTCCGTGACTGGAACAGCGATTTCTTCGCGCTCCTCAAGGCGAACGGCATGGCCACTGTCTGCTCGCTGTCGCAAGAGCTCGTGAACCCTCCTGATAATCCACCGTCCTCCGTCTGGGTCCAGCGTTTCCCTGATGGCTCACCCGTCGAAACCGCGACCGGATTCGGAACCCTGAACAGTTCGCAGGTCGCCTTCAGCGTCGGACCGCAGAACTACATGGCCCAGGCGCACGCCGCCATCGCCAGTCTGATGCAGGCAGCGGGACTGCCGCCGCGGCTCCAGTTCGGGGAGATCTTGTGGTGGTTTCTCGCGAACGCGTCCGGGATGGCGTTCTACGATGTCGACACTCAGTCAGCGGCATTGTCCACGCTCGGCCGCGCGTTAGCCACGTTTCACACGCCGAACGACGATCCCTCGATCAACAGCTACGCCGACGCGAACTTTCTTCGGACGAGGCTGTACAACTACGTCGCCGCGATCCAAAGCGCGGTCCTGGCGCTGTGTCCTTCGGCGATGTTCGAACTGCTCTGGCCGATGGACGTGAACGACCCCGATAACTGCAAGCTGCTGCGGTACATCAACCTGCCGCCGCAATGGACGACGCGCGCCGGATCCGGCTTCGACACGTTCCTCATCGAGGGCTACCAGTATCCGGGCATCAACCACAACCTCGACCAGGCCGTCCAGTGCGCCCAGTATCCGTGGACGCAACTGGCCTGGGACCCAGCCCACTGTCGATACCTGATGGGCCTCTACTACGCGACGTGGCCGTGGCTACGTGAGTTCGTGAACGTGAACCGGCTCGGCCTTCCCGCCATCAAGATCTGGGCCTACGATCACCTCTGCCTATTCGGCTGGCCCGTTCCTCTACCCACGGTTGACGACCGCTCCTTCATCTACTGAACGCTTATGGAAAACCTCGAAACCCGCCTCAACGAGGTGGCGCGGATTGCCGTGCACCTCGAGCAAGAAACCGGCTGCCCAGCCCAACTAATGATCGCTCAATGGGCCATCGAATCGGCATGGGGCGCAAAGCCTGTCGGCTACGCGAATTATTTCGGTATCAAGAAGGCTGATCGCCACACGAAGTGCTGCACAGTCACGACGCGCGAGGTGATCAACGGCAAGGCCGTCATCGAGAATCTCGAATTCGCCGACTACGACTCGCTCGCGGACGCCTGCCGTGACTATGCTTGGTTGATTACCAGGGGGGCGCCTTACAGTGCATCCTGGGAGGAGTATAAGAGCGATCGCGATTTGAATGCCTTCATTGCGGCAGTCGGCCGCGTCTATGCCACCGACCCGAATTACGTGCATCTGGTCCGCGCCATCGTCAGCCAGGGCAACATTGCAGAGGCCATCGCTGCCGCACGCCAGAATGGATCTGCGACGGCGGTGCTTTGA